TCATCGCCGCATCATCTCCTGCACAGCCTCCGGTGTCAGGAAGAGCATCACCACGTCGCTCATGCCTTGCAGCGGAGTGAAGGTGACCTGCGTGATCCCTCCGGTGGCGTTCGTGCGCGTCAGGCCCTCGGTGTAGATGTCCAACGGTGGCTCTTCATCGAACCACACCCCCTCAAGCGTCGGCCCCTGCCACTTTTCGCGGCCCTGCTCGTAGGTCTTGAAGGACAGGACGCTCTCGCCGGCCTGGACATCCCCGCCGCCGCCCCACGTCACGACGATGTGGTCCAGAAGGTTGGGCGTGCCGCGCGCTGGCGTCGTGTCCTTGAGCGCGTCACCGGGCACCATGCCGGTGCCCCACGCCTCCTTGACCGCTGGCGGCCCGACCAAAATTCGCTGCGGATTGTCGCGCGTGCTCTCGCCGGTAACGCCAGAGGCCCACATCTGGACGGCCTTGTCGAAGGTCTTGCCCTCCCACCAGTCCGGATATTGCCCCGTAAGGTGATATGCCCACTCGGCGCCACCAGCGATGGTCTTGCCGAGCTGGTTGCCGGCCATGAACAGCCGCTCGCGGTGCTGTGCACCGGCGGCGTGGAACGCGCGCTGCTTAGTGTACGGCCGGTACCGCGCCAAGCGGTTGCGGTCGTTCCTCCGCTGCCGCTCCGCCAGCAGCTTCGCGAGTTCCACCTTCGCCTCCGATGGCGAGATCAAGGGCGGCGGCGAGCTGACGGATTCGCTGGTCAAGCTCTTCATCGGAAAGGTCGACCTCGGTGCTGATCTTGACTTCCTTCGGCAGGATCGAGGCCACGACCTTCAAATACTGATCCGGCTTCTCAACTCGCACGGCCTCGATCACCGCCTCTCCGTGCTCATGGAAATCGGCATAGAGCTTTTGAATGAAATCCTCGCCGAGCTTGTTGCGCGAGCCCTTAGGGCGCCCTTTCGGGTTTCCGCTTTCTCCCGGCTTGTAGAGGTGGTCTCGGCTCTGTTCTCCGCCTGTTGGTTCAGAACGGTTCGCGCGCGAACCTTCTGTGCGAACCGGCGCCGCCTCTCCGCGAACCCACCCTCGCGCCTTGGCCTCCTTCCGGACTGCCGTGTCGGAGACGCCGTGCTTACGGCCGATCTCGCGGATGGAAAGCTGCCCGGCGCGGTACTCGCGCTCGATGGCTTCCCAGTCCGCCTTGGACCTGCTCGTGTTCACTGCACCGTCTCCGCCTCACCGAGGAACCCCTCGTCCACCTCGGCCCCACCTGCCGCGAGCCTGCGCAGATCTGCCCCCTGCATCTGGATCAGGGCCTGAGCGCCAAGCATCGCGGCATTGAGCTTCTCGATCACGTCCCGGTGCATCAGGAGCCAGCCGCCTTCCATGACCTCGGACGCGAACCGGTCCATCACGAACCGGGCGCGGGCGTCCTCTTCCATCCCTCGGGATTGGATCATCGCTTGGACTATGGGGCGGCGGAGCGCCTCGGATGGGGTGTCGGTCACGTCGCCCCCGGCGGCTGGTGGAGCACGGCTATGGCGATCAGGATGGTGATCCATAGGGCGGCGTTGAGGGCGAGGTGGTCGAGGGCTGTCATGGCGTCCTCGAAATGGTGCTGCCGGCAGGCATCGAACCCGCGCGCATCCACTTACAAGGTGGCTGCTCTACCGAACTGAGCTACGACAGCAGCTTGCCCATTCGGGCGAATATTCGAGGCTGGGGCTTCCCCACTCCGCGCCGTAGACCGGTATGTAGACCCGTTCCGCGCCTCGCTATCAGGCTTGCGACCTCCTGTTGGAGCGTCTTACCTGCCGGTCCTTAGTTCGCCTCCCAGCCCTGGACCGGAAGCCCGGCTGGCGCTAACGCCGGCTCTCGGCCGGCTATTCAAGCCCGACTAGCGGGGGGCGGCTTCCGTCTGACCTAAATGCGGGGCTCGGGATTGAATTTATGCAATCTATGCTTGGCTTTTAAATATGCCGCATGCGCATCTTCAACACTATTATACAGGCCGAGATGCCGCTGCTTTCCAAACACAGAGATCTGCGCGCTCCACTTCTGCGCGTTCTTATTCCAAGATGCCCCAATCAACCCGCTTGTGTTTGTGCAAGGCTTGCTGATGTTTTGCATATTCTCGGAACCGGAGGCGACCCGCAAATTTTCTGCGCGGTTATCTAATCCATCGCCGTTTACGTGGTCTATCTGGCCATAAGGCCACTCCCCGTTGAGGTAAAGCCATACAAGCCTATGGACTGCGTACCTCTGACCACACACAGACGCTCGCAAGTACCTTCCAGAGCGACTGCCGACCTCTCCACCAAGTCGGTGCTTCCCTGATGCCGTCCTCCAATACAAACGCCCAGACTGATGGTCGTAATCCATCAGCGCATGAAGGTCCGCCTGCGTTATGTCTTGCATCTCGCCTGTCTCGAAACTGCTTCGACGCGGGTCACGCCTCCTGGCCCTAATCCAGTCCACACCACATGGACGTGCCGCGCCAGCGTATATCCCTTGTGACTAGGGTGGGTGGTTAGACCACTTTCGCCAAGCCGCGTCGAACTCGTGCGCGCCGAAGCGCGAAACGTCGGGATTGGTAAAGGGGTTTCAGCCCACCGGCTTGCGCCGTCCTCACCCTGTCGCCGTAGCTTCCCGGCGGTCCATCGCGGGGCCGTGCCGCGCCACCTACTCACCCGCTCCACCGGACCTTCGGCCCAAAGGCATCATACCCAGTTCGGTTTCAGCACGAGCTTTCGCTCAGGGATTAGTCCTGGACGCTCAACCCCAGGCGGGCTGCAATGTGCTAAGGGTTGCAGCTCAAGGCGCACAGCGCCGAGCATCAATTTCGGAACACATCGTGAGGTGATTTGCGCCGCCCGTCAACACCCTCACTCCGGAATCCCGAAGAAATCGGCGAGAGCATCCAAGCCTCGGCGCAGGTTGTCCACATCTTCCACGCTCCGGTCATAGACACAGACCTCTCGAACGGCTCGATCCGCTGCGCGGCCAGCGTCGGAGATTGCGGTAATGGAGCGCATGTACTGGCCGACGATGCGCTTGATCTTCGTCTCGTCAGGATCGCTGCCGAGGGCCAAGCCTCGCGCCGCCCCCAGGTCGATCCCCTGCGGGTATGGCGCCGGGTATCCGATGCAGCGCTGGTAATCGGCCACGAGAAGCGCATAGTCGCAGCCGGCGCGGTGCTGGCGATCGCTCACGATGCCCTTCAGCATCATGCGTCCCAGCTCGTACCCTGCCTCGTTCCGCCCCGCGTCCGCCTCGCCCACGGCGCGCTTGCGATAGGCCAGTACGGTGGATCGGATATGCACCTCGGTCTCTCCTTTCGACGCGCGGAACTCTCGCTTGATCTTTCCGCAGGCATAGCGCTTCACATTCTGCGTCGCCGGCCGGCCCTTCCTCTTGCGTCCTGCCATGTGCTGCCCCTTCTGTCGCTCTACGCCGGAAACTTGATCGTCTTGCCGATGACCGCCTTCGGTTACCCGTCCGCCGCTTGGTCCCTGGTCTTGGGATCTGGATCGCGTCCGCCGCGAAGCGACGCCAGCAGCGCGACCACCTCCGGCGGAAGCTCTCGGCCTCCCCCGGTGTGGGCGCGCTCCACCGTGGCCTCCAGAAGCCGCCGCATCGCCACGTGATGAGCCCGCGCCGGCAGCGATATTTCGTTCGCCAGCGCGCGCAGCTCCGGCGCCTTTGGCATGAACTTCGCGCCCACCGTCCCGGTCGGCCGCAGAACGCGCTTCACGGCCTCCTGAAGCGCGAACAGCGGCACGCCCTCCAGTGCGATCAGGTAGCCCTCGGCCCGCGCCGCCGCGATGGCTTGGTCACGCTCCCCGGTGTCGAACTGCGCCTGGAGCACCGCCACGCACTTCGCCACGTCAGCGGCAGAAGCCGGGGCTAGGTGGAGGCTCAAGCGCGAAAGCATCTCGGCCGTGATCTGGCGCTGCCGGTCCGTCAGGGCGAAGCGCTCCGGGATCATCGGGCGCAAGCCCCCCGCCAGTGCGCCGATGGACCGCATCAGCCAAGGCGGAGATAGCCTGCTCGGTTCCAGCAGAGCTGCGATTTCCCGCCGCTGGTCTTCGCTCTTCGTGAGGTGCTGGCTCATCGTCCCATCGTCCTTGGTTCAGCCACGTTGATGGGTTGCACCAAGGGCGATCCGGGGGCTTGCTCGATTTATAGAAGTCCAGACCGGACATGATTTTCCCGAACGTGACACGGCGCGACTTCCGCACCCGGTCCAGTTTGGACATGGCGTCGGACTTCCCGATCTTGTGCGGGTAAGCGCTCCAGAACCGATCTCGGTAATCGGCCGGCCAATCATCCCCCAGAGGCGCGTCGACCATTCCAGATGCGTTAGCATCTGGATATGTGGTTCCAGGTTTAGGTGGCACGCGCATATCACTGCACTTGCTATGCACTTGTTCTGCACTTGCGTTAGCCCCGCGAGACGCATGCATGCGGTTTGCAGCATTCCTTCGCTTTTCGATGATCTCGGCCGCCTTCACCAACTCGGCGTCAATGCGCGGATGGCGCCAACCCTCATCGAAAAAAGCCGCCAAGATGGACCGACTCTCTCCCCACTGGGTATCATTCATGCCGGCGATCCGCTGGATCATGCGGTCATCATCTGGAAGCCCGCCCTTCTGCCAGTACCGCATGATCAGCAACAGGTACGCGCCGTGCTCCAGCGTTGTGAGGTGGCGCGTGTCAGCGAGGTAGTCATCAATGGCGAGGGGCATCCAAGCATGGCTCATTGCCACCACCCCATCTCTTGCGGTGTCCGGTCGGATTTAGACAGATTGCATTTGGCGCACGCTACGCGCAGATTGTCGGGGTCATGCGTCCCGCCACGAGACCACGGGACAACATGGTCAATGTGGAATGGGCCGTCGAAGTCCCCGCAATACTTGCATCGCTCCCCGTCCCGCGCGAAAACATACCGCCGGGTTTCAGAGGGGATTGGCGTTCGGTCTGCAAGAGGTGGTGCGCCCATTAAAGCTGAAAGGCGCCGAGAGGCCAAGATTTCCGCGGCAAGCTCTGTGACGACGTGATGATGCCAGCGCCCGTCACGTTCTTCCCACCCATAAAGGACATCGGACCTGATGCGATCCCATTCCTCGGGAGAGCACATAGCGGCGTCGGCGAGAACGTCATCGTCGGCTTCAATCGAACCGGCCGGGACTTCATGCCAAGCCCGCATCCAGAGGTTCATTAGGTAGAAGGCAAGCTCAGGGCGGCGCTTGCACCGCAGCCAAGCCTTGGACCGGCGCAGACGCTCGATGTGGAGCGGCATATAGGGCAAGCAGCGAACGTCGATGGTCATCGGCGCGCCCCCCGCTTAGCCACGCGCATGCGCGCCACAACCTCCTCTGCCAATTCCCCGGCGTGCAAAGACATGGGGCGGTCAATGTCCCTGTCCGTGACCTCCCGGCCGGCGGCGCGCAGCGCATCGACGAACCGGGCGAAGGCCTCACCTGCGGCAATGCCGTCCCCGATCCGCAGGCCGTCCTCTACAGCCCGCTTGTGGCGGGCATAGCGCTCGCGATGCTCGTGCAAGGTCGCCAGGGCGTCTTCCCTGCGCTCTTCCAGGCTGATGATGTCGGCGGTCATGGGGACACCTCCCCGCATTCGCAATGCCACATCAGCACGGACCACTGGCCGTGCGTCGGGCCAAGGTCGCTCACGATCATCCAGCCACGCTCCATGTAGGCGTAGGCGTCCTGGTGACGGACGTAGCGAAAGAGGCCGGGGCGGGTCATTCGGCGGCCGTCGCCGCGAGTGAAAGCAGATCTCCGGCCACGCCCTCCGCCTCGGCCTGCGCTAGGTTCTTGACGGCCTGCCGGAAATAGGCCGGCTTAAGCTCCGTGCCGATGAAGCGCCGTCCCATCTTGAGCGCCTTATAGCCCTCGGACCCGATGCCGAGGAAAGGCGAAAAGACGGTTTCGTCCCGGTTGCTGTAGAGCGTCACGGCGCGCTCGATAACGTCGAGTTGGAGCGGGCAGAGGTGGCGCTCGTCCTTGTCTTCGCGCGCCACCTTCACGTTCAGAACGTCGGTCTGGTCGATCGTCATCCACACCGGAGAGGCGATCTCCTGCCAGCGCGCGACCGGGTAGGTGTTCGGGTCGTGCTGCACCGGCTCCGGCGTCTTTTCGGTCGCCGCACCGGTCGGCCTGCGGAATATCAAGAGGTAGTCGGGCATACCAGTTCGGCACCGGCTGCTGTCTTCGCGGAACGTCTTGTAGAGCAGGCCGTGCGCCTTCGTGCGCTGCATCTCCACGACCGGGTCTTTCCAGATCGTGACGCGCGAGTGGTAGACCCACCCTTCGGCCTGGTGCGCCTCGCGGATGATCGCCGGCAGGTCAAACAGGCCGATCACCCCATCCTTGGATGCCGTGGTGGGGAGGTCCGAGCAGTGCACGACGGAGATGCGCCCAGGCTTGGTGATGCGGAACATCTCGCGCACCAGATGCCGATAGGTGGCGCCGAACGTCTCATAGTCGGCGACGTTTCCCATGTCGCGCTCGCTGTCGGAGTAGACGAACAGGTGAGCGAACGGAGGGCTATAGATGCTCAGATCCACGCTGTTTGCAGGCATCTGCGCAGTGAACTCGACGCAGTCGCAATTATATACAGAAAACCTATCGCCATTAAATTGTTCAATTACTTTTACCATGACGGATGCCTCCAAATTTTTTGAAATCGTGGCGCCTGAAGTGGCATTTTCGACACAAAAATACGATGTTACTTTCACTGTTATTATTTGTGTTTTCGTCTATGTGGTGCCGTTCCGCTCTTTCTGCTCCGCACTCCACACATGGGCGTGGGCTGAACCATCTCTGCGCGCGTGTTCGTCCAGCCCCCTTGCCAACATCGTCACCCTTCCAGTTTGGGTGGTTTTCCCTCCGCTTGATGCGCTTTCGGATGTGGTCTTGAGACTGAGGCCTTCCATGTGCCCCCATCCTGCCGCACTCTGGAGAGCAGTATTTTCGGGGGCGGCTTGGTGGCGAATACGCTGAGAACTCCACTCCGCATCGCGTGCAGGTTCCGCGATAATTGTGCGGCACGTCGCGATATCTCATGGTGCCAGCCACGCCGGCAGGCGCGCCTCCTGGTTGGGGGAATAGGTGGCGAGAGCGTCGGCCTTCATGGCCGCGCGCTTCATCGCCACGATCATCTCGGATTTCATCTTGTCGTGGTCGCCAGCCTTGCGGCTCACCACATCCCAAATCGCGGCCTCTGTATCGGCGCAGACGATGTGCGCATGCACCGGGCGCGTTTGCCGGAAGCGCCAGCACCTACGAACCGCCTGATAGAAGCTTTCATAGGAAAAGCTGATGCCGCAGAATGCCATGCGGGCGCAGTGCTGCCAGTTCAGCCCATAGCCGGCAATGCTCGACTTGGTCAGAAGGTGCTTGATCTCGCCCCGCGAGAACGCGGCCAGTCGATCTTCCTTCTGGTCGATTTTCATCTTTCCGGACACCTCGACAATGCCCGGCATCGCCGCCTTGACCGCGTCCGCGTCGTAGTCGGTGTCCACCCATACGATCCACGGCTCTTCCGGCTCCGCCAGGATCAGCTCGGCAACCTTGGCAGCACGATCCGCCGACGTGATGCGTTTTTCAGCATGGATCGAGGTCGCAGATGTATCGGGGATGCGAAACAGTAGGGGCTGACCATTGTGCTTCCCCTTCTTCTCTTCGCCGGCTCCGAGAGAGCGGTCAGCGGCGATAATGTGCCGCTCCACCACCAATTCCGGCATGTCGAAGCCGGTGTCAGAAAACCCGAGGTCGGAGGGTTTCGACACCGCGCGCGCCCACGAGGCGACCCAGTTCCAGAAGTCGGTGACGGCGTGGCCCTTCATCCGCCACGTTCCGGTGTCCGCGCTATCGTGCAGGAACCACCTGACCAACATCTGGTTTCGATCGAGCGCGCCGAGAAACTCGCTATGCTGCCCAAGCTCGGTGTGGTCGTTCGGGGCAGGCGTCGCGGAGCAGCACAGGCGGTATGGCGTCTTCGCGAACGCCTCGATCAGCTTGCGCGTCGTGGCGCCGGAGAAGCTCTTGAGGATCGAGCTTTCGTCCAGGATGACGCCTGCATAATCATCGGGGTCGAACTTCTCCAGGCGGTCGTAGTTCGTGACTGCGATGCGAGGGCTATCGGGCGGGACGCCAAACCTCGAAAGCCTCGCGTCGATGCCGAACTTCTCAGCCTCGGCCACGTGCTGCGCGGCCACCGCCAGCGGCGCGAGCATTAGCACCGGCTTATTGGTGCGGCGCACGACTTCATCGCCCCATGCCAGGGCCATGCCGGTCTTGCCGAGCCCAGTGTCATAGAACAGCGCAGAGCACCCGGATCGCAGGGCGAATGCCACACCGTGACGCTGGTGATCGAACATCCACGCGGGGAGACTGCCTTCATCCACGTCAGAAAAGCCGCGTGGCTCGAAAGACGCCCGCTTGCTGGCGATCAGGTCGTGATAGGGTGCCAAGGTGCTCATTGTGATTCCTTCCCCGCCCGCTCGCGCATCTTCCTCGCCCCTTCCTCAAGCATGCGGATGCCTTCCACGATGGCGCGGGCCGCGCGCTCTACGTCTTCAGGCGCCGGCATGGGGCGCGCCCTCCCGCCAGGACAGGCCAGCAGCGGCGCAGATGGCCTCGATGTCCTCGCGCAAGCTCGTGTCGACCTGAGCGCGCTCGCCTATCGCGTGGATTGCGTGCCAAATAGTCGTGTGGTCCCGTCCGCCGAACCTGCCTCCGATCTGGGAAAGGGAGTGGTTGGAGGTCCAGTGCACGACGTACACGGCGATCTGGCGCGCGCGGACTATCGTGTGTCCCTTACGCGGGCCGAGGATCTCGGCTCTGGTCGTGCCGAACCGGGCGGCGGCGTGCTCGATCACGCGGCGCGTCGTCGGGGAGCCGGGGAAATTGGCATCGCGCCACGCGTTGACATGGGAGCACGCGTCCTCGTAGAGCGCGGTCTGCCAGCGCAGAACCTCGGCGCGGCGCTGCACATGGGCGTCGAACTCGACGTAAAGCATGCGGGCAAGAGGGCGCGAGATGGTGGAGCGCGGCCACAGACGCTCACGGCGCTCCCGCGCCAGCATCGCCTGCTCCCGCAGCACGGGCGAGTTGATCTGCATGTGGGCGTTCATTCCGGCACCTCAATCGTGATGGTGGTCTTCGCGACATCGGCCCGGCCTATGGAGACAGGGTCGCATTGGCTGTCGTTGGCGATCACGCCCGCATCCTGGAGTGCGTCCAGAACGCCCTTCACGCGCCCGTCGACATCCCCGCGCGTCGCCTTCGGAAGCTGGATCGACACGGCCACCTTGCGGGTGATGGCGCGGGCCTTGTGCTTCAGCCGCTGCTCCGTCAGCTCCCACATGGACATGCGGCGCCATTCCCGGTAGCGGTGCGATTTCACACGCCCTTTGCCAGGGATGTTGACGAAGCAGTTGTTCAGCGGCGGGGGCGGGTCCGTGAGGACATAGGTGTAGGTCATCCCCACCCCGCCTTATCCATGGTGGAGACGCCCGCGCCCGTCTCGTTCACGAACGCATCCAAAGCCATCGCAATATTCGTGGCCCCGGATTTTCGCAGAAGATCGATCAAAATCTGTTTTTCTTTCGCGTCACAACGTGATGAGAGCATCGCAGCGATATCATTCGCAGCTTTACGCACTATGCAAAACCACCTCAGTGCAATCTCTAGCCCATCCTCATTAAACCATTCTCCGTGCGATCTATGATCGTACATCAATGCATGAACGGTCGCTTCAACCCCGAAGCCGACGCCATCGAGTAAATCGACAATTTCCAATTTTACCGGCGACATGCTGCTTAACTCAGCGACTCTTCGCTGTATATCGGTTGTTATACCGATTTTGATCATGCGGACACCGATTGCCCTAATGATATAAACTGTCGCCATCAGCCGAACCTCCGGTCCATTATGGACTGCCCGCTAATGTTGGCAATTTCGTTCGCTAGAGTCCCACATTTCCCGGTGTAAAGATTGGCCTTCAGCCCGTCCCAAAACTCGGCTGGGACGTGCTCTATGATGATAGACGCCGCCTCGCGGATGGCGCGCTCAGCAACGTCGCGATCTATCTTGTTGCGTCCAGATGACTTAGCTTCAGCCATGTCTCGAATAACCGCCGCCTGCCGCTGAGGCTCGGCTTTGGACGCCTCCAGAAGAGCAGACCTGTTGCTATCCAATCCGGACTTGCGCGCGGCTTCTTTGGCCTCTTCAGATAGGCTCGCAATGTGCCTGGCCGCACGAACCTCAGCAGGATCTACCCCTAGTTCACGTGCCGTCTTTTTCACCCCGGCCTCGTGAGGTTGATGGCCGCCCGAAGGGGAGGAAATATTCCCCCCCTCAATTGCGGTCAGCGCCCGCCACCTCTCGATCTGCTCACTCTTCTCAAGAGAAGATAGTTCCGCACGATGAAGGTTTTCAGCAATCTCCCACAGCTCGGCCCGAACTTCATCAGCATCGTAGTCAACGAAACATTCGATGGTCGTCCACCCAAGCTTTACAGCAGCAGCGAGGCGATGCCGACCGGATATGACGTAGTACTTCGTCGCCCCTGCCGGCATCACCTCGTCGGGGTTTTCCGCGCGGTAATCCAGGTTGACAGTAATCGGAACGATTTGCCCGACCCTGGACATGCTCTCCGCGAGCGAGGCCACAGCGTCATCCTTGAGACACCGCAGCCCAGGCGTCAACACGATGCTGGCGATAGGAAGGTGCTTGGTCTCGCGAGACCGCTGTCGCTGGGCCGCCATATCAATCCTCAAGCGCCGGCAACTCGCCTTTGATCGGCGACGACTTGCTGTCAAACTTGCGGTTCTTGCGGACTGCGTTCCATGTGCGAAAGATCAGCTCTACCTTCTCTTCCAGCTTCATCCGCCGGTTGACGTGCAGGCGCTCACGGCACCGGTAGACCGGGCTGCTGGCGGCAAGCCCGTCGCCCCGTGCCAGCTTCATCACGAATTCGTCAGCGGCCTTCTGGTCCTTCTGGGCGAACAGATAGTGGCAGAACGCCAGCGTCGAAACACCGCCCACCAGCGCCGCCCCCTTGTGGTTCGCGGCACGGATGCTGGCATTGATGCCGGCATGTGCATGAAAGGACTCCCGCACCTGAGCCTTCGTCGGGCGGTAGAGCGATTGCCGGCTCACTCGGCCCAAGTTCTCATACTGCCAAAGCATGCCGGCCACAGCCGCCGACTGGTTCCCGCTTTCGATCCCCTCCATGCCGAGGTAATCACCCGCCGTCCTGACGCTCCCCTGATCGAGGGTAGTACGCGTCTCGCGGTGCAGGCCGAAGATGATCATGGTCCGGATCGAGGTGGCCGCACGGACAACGCCGTGACAGCGGTGCTGGCCATCATTGAGGAACCCGCAACGAGACACCTTGAGCGCCTCGCCGTTCAGCTCCCAGTTGCCGCCCTTGATGTCCGTGGCATAGTCGATAACGCGCTGCTCGCGAACATTGCGGTTGTCCGGATTTCTGGCCAGCAGAAGCTCCGCGAGCGCAGGCGTCAGCTCGATAACCGTGCTGAACGTCTCGTGCTCTCCACGCCTCAACTGCTCGGCAAGCCAGGACTGCGCACGCCGCGAGCCGGACACATCTGCACAACTGAAGAGAGGGCCATCCACATGCTTGGCGGGCGCCCGCTTATCCTGTAAAGTCATGGCGTAGTGCTCCAAAGCGGCCTCGTCTTGCGGTCACATGCAGGCGGGGCCGCGATCCGCCTTCCGCGAAGGATCAGTCATTGATCCAGGGGGCGATCCTGATCGCGAGCGCCCGAAAGCTTCCGGAGCACCAGAGCAAGAACCTCGCGGCGGAGGTCCGCATCTGCTTCCACAGCGCGCGCCACAAGCTGCCCGAGATCTGCGGTTTCCTTGAGTTGCTCTCTCGCATGGGCTTCCGCCTTCTCGTTTGCCTTCGCCATGGCGACACGCACGCGCTCCACCACAGACGCACGCGGGTCTGACGTTTCCCGGTAATAAAGCGCCCTCGCCTGCCGGTACGTGATGCCAGCGCGGCGCGCCGCTCGGCTGAGCATGCTCTCGCGCGTGTCCACGTCAGCCCGAGGGCCGGCGAGTACCCTGATAGACTGGTGCATTTCGGTGGCGAGGCTCATCGACTCACCTGACGATTTATCCGGAATTCCGGATGACTTGTCCGGCACGGCGCACACCTTTCCTGCTTGGATGACCAAGCAGAAGGAATGCTTACGGAGACTAACGAATGCTGCACACTGCGAACTACTTTGGCGAGGCGCTCGCGGTGCGCATGGATAGAGAGGGCGCGCCCGAACCGGGCAGCGCGAAGGCGGGCCGGGGAACGCCCAACCCCGGCCAGGAGGAAACAGACACGTGGCGCCACGCTGGCGCCATCGCCGCCGACATCGTGCGGCGACTGGATCGGGCGGCGCTCTTGCCCCATCGCGCCGGCCCGCAGGCCCCGGAGGTGCCCTTGTCGCGGGGCCTCCGGGGCCGTCAGGAATGAGGGGCTAGGCACAGTCGTCGCCCTCCGCGTGGAGAGCGCGGGGCGCCTGCGGCCACACCTGCCGCCGGCCGTCCAGGATGCGGAGCACGTCCTGGCGCCAAGAGGCCATCTGGCGAGCGTGCGTATCGGACAGGCAGTAGACGCCGTCGATGACGGGGACGCCCATGGGAGAGGAGAAGACGAAGGTGTAGCGTGTCCCGAGCATCAGGCGGCCCTCCCCTTGCCCTCGTTGAACTGGCGCGCGGCCTTGAGGGCGACGGCACAGACCAGCGCCCAAACCGATTGCCGGCGGATGTGGTTGTGGATCTCAAAGCCGGCGGACTGCGTCGGCAGGCCCGTCACCTCAGACCCGCGCTCGGATGCGAGCACCGCATAGGAGGAGCACGGCGCGCCATCGGAGATGTTCTTGATGACCAGGTTGCCGATCTCTTCCTCGCGGGAAGGGTCGTCATCTGGCCAGTGGTAGACCTTGACGACGATCATGCGGCCCTCCGCACGGGCGGGATCACCAGCACGCGGCCGTGCTCGTCCTCGATCCGGATGGCGTCGGGCCACCGGGCGCGGGCGTCGTCGTCGTTGAGGCACCAGTCGCAGACAAGGTATCGGATGCCCGCCTCGTCTTGCTCCAGCGCGTAGTAAAGGAGGCCGATCATTGGGCGCCCCCATCGTTCTTGAGAGACTTCCCATAGATGTCAGGCCGAAGATCATGACGGGAAATGCCAGTGATCTTCTCGACCTCAATAACCCGCGTTGGCGGCACGCGATGCCATTGGCAAATCGCTTGAGCAGAGATGCCGAGTGCCGTCGCAAGCGCCGACATGCCGCCGGCCGCGTTCACCACGTCGCTGATGAGGATCGGGTGGCTGGCGGGCTCGGCGCGCGGCGGCTCCTTGGCCCTACGCTTGAACTCGCCGCACCAATCCGAGTGATCGACTTCGGGCCAGAACGCAGTCATCCAGACCATGCCGTTCGCATCCGGCATCAAGCCGGGGCCTTTCGGCGGGAAGCGCCGGCAATAGATGGGATAGTCCGTGCCCGCGTCGGGCTCGCCGAAGTGACAGTCATCGCAGGAGGGTCGGGCCATCAGCATCCCCCGTCCATGGAGCCGGAGACCGGCGTGAAGGAGACGCGATGGCCGCAATCGGCGAGAGCCTGAAAAAGCGCATCCTCGCGCATCTTTTGCGGGGAGCGATCGGCCGGGTTAAGCCGTGCTTCCGCGTGTCGGCGCCGGAAGGCGCGGTAGAGGCGCTTCGCCTTTGGCGTGTCGACCTCCTTCATGAGGAAGATTACCGCGTCCACGTTCAGGCAGTTGTCGTCGACCTCGGCAAAGAACTTCACCTTGGGATCGAGGCCGGTCGCGGGGCTGATGTCGTGGATGTCCATGGCTATGCCGCGCTCCCTTGCTCGGGAGTGCGAGAGGCGTGGGCGCGCTCGACCTGCTCCAGCGTGAGCGGGATGGACCGGGCGCGCGCGGCTTCGACCACTCGCGGCCACCGGCGGGACGGGATCGCGCCCCGGACCTTCATGACGTGGACGTGGCTGAG